TGGGCAAACCCATATAGTCTTGAAGAGAATTGATCGGATAACCACCTTCAGGCGAAACCATCTGCGGAATAGTAAAATCAATAGGATCGTCAGGATTATCCTGAGCACCCTGAAATTTCTCCCAATTAGTCCAAACTAAGCGATTAGGGACAAAGAAAAAGAAAGACTCTAAAGTAAGGTTATCCATAATGGGGGTGATGGGAGTAGCGAGACGGGCGAAAAAGGTAGAATCAACAGCAAAATGATCTCCAGGTAATACTTCATCAACATAGACAGGAACTAAAAAGCCAGAATCGAAAGTAGTTTTAAGTGTAAAATCGACATCAAACCGGGAACGGGGAATATCAGCCCGCGGTATCATAGCAAACTGATGGGTATCAACAGAACGTTGGTGAAAACCGCGGTGCATAATAAATACTCCTATTTAGATTTATCAAAAGCCTGAGCATCAACAGACTGTGGAGCAGTAGCCGGAATATTTGAAGAATGCTTAGTAACATCACGGCCACGAACAATAATAGTAGGTTCGTCGAGAAGATTAAGACTACCCATAATCTGATCAAAAGTACCAAAAAGATATAAAACAAAATCTTGAGGATGAGCCCATAAAAGATTTTTAGTATCAACGTGATTAACTTCAGCAGTAAACATACGAACAGCTTCAGCAGTAGAACGAGTACAAAGTAAAGGACCAAAAGTATTAGCTATAAGGTCTTTAATACAAACAACAGTAACATTAGACATGATAATAATCTCCGATATTATTTCAATGATCGCGGCAATTGATTTAGCCGCGCCTTATGTACAGTCTCGCGTACAGCGAGGCGCTCAGGAGTTGACTCCGATGCACGGAGCTGGGCGCGTCGTATGCGGCTAATGGCAACTGCATCAAACGCGCTAGCATCCTCTGACTTAAACAGCTTATCATAATAACGAGGGGGTTTACAAGGCCTACCTTTAATAATAACCTGATCAACAGGGTACACCTCAGATTTAAAGCGATCATACCATAAACGGCCAATACCGGGCTTTAAAGACATCTTGTTATATTCAGGAGGAATATCAACCAACTCACCAGTCATAGGATTAAGCTTAACATAATAATCTTCGGCAAAAGTACCAAATTGCTTTTTGCCTACATAACGGGCAATATAGGAAGCGGAACCATGAGTAAGCTCACCAACACTACTATGGCCAAAAGGCCATAAAAGCTCAAGAGCAGCGGAGCGGTAAATAAGAGCTCCACTAGGAGATTTGAAAAAAAAAGTTTTCTCAAGAAAGTCAAAATTAAAAATACAAGCATGATAATGCGGACGACCAAGCTTAGAACCATACTCACCACACATATAAAAGCGAATAGGAAAATCACCATCCACTTGATCAAAACCAGAAAACTTTTTTCGCAAACGCTTAAAGAATAATTGAAAGTGTTTATAATGCAGCGCTCCATAGGATGGCAAATGAGCATCATCATAAGTCAAAGTAATAACACAATTACGCGACCAAAGAGAGGCCTCATGCATACATCGGACAGACCATTCTTGAGCTCGACGATCAAGGCAACCAACACATCGACCACAAGGGAGTTTAAGTTCAGTAATCAAAATCTCGTCTTTAACGGCAGGACGAAAAACAATCCTACCGTCTTTAAGACGATTCGCCGTCAGAGGATGATAACAAGTCATATCAATAGTCAAATTATAACCGCCAACCACCACGTTGTGGTTTAGATCGCATATTAAGCAATTTAGTCCTAGAAATTTTACGACGAAACTTATTAGAAGAACGACGTTTATTTACAGATTTACGTTTAAACATATTAACCCCTTATTTAGTTTTTAATTAAGGAAAAAGGCGACACCTAATGGTGTCACCTAGCACATATATATCAAGTAATATATATGTGCATGGATAACTTATTGATAACTCTACGAGTTACCAACAAGTTATCCAAATTAGGCCGGATCAGCCCCCGATGAATTCGGAGTAGACACCGGCGGCTGATTAGTATCCAAATCAATATTTTTTTGGTTTAATTTTTCAACAAGACCGAGGCGTACCGCCTCGTCTTTATTTTGAGCATCTGAGCAAAAATAAAGCAAATCTTCAGGAGTTTTAAAACGTTTCCGCAAAGAAGCAGGAAGATCATAAAACGCACGATTAGCAGTACGAACAGCATCCAACATAGAACGAAAATCATACTCACCTGTATAATCCTTAACATTATCTTCGCCAGGAACAGCAGGTTGAAAATTAGCCGGAGGAAGTTTACCATTAGGATAATATCTACTCAAAATCTTATTAATATCAGTAGAATCTTTTTCAGACTGAATGGTCTTGGAAGGCTTAAAATCGGTCAAAGAATAAGCAGTACAACGAGGACGAGGAGTAAAAACAGATAAACGAGGAGGATCAAATTTATGAGATGGAGATCCAGAAGTAAATTTAGGGGTAGATTTGAGCATAAAAACTCCTATTTAGCAATTTTAGTTATAGAATCAAGAATACTATTACCCAAAACATCATTAATGTAAGGGGTAACATTTTTACCAAACCAAGTACTAGCTTTAGCAGCACTATTAGTAGCCTGTGGAATAGCTAAAGTCTTAAGAGCATTATCAATATGAACAGACTTAGCATTAGCTAAGGCAACTTGAGTATTAGCAGCATAAAGAGCAGACTGAGCAGTAGTAGCTTGAGCTTGAGCATAAGCAGCAGCAGTATTGGCCATTATTTGGCCTTGAGTCTGCTTAAGATTAGTAGTTTGTTGATTAAGCATAGCATTTTGAGCAGAAGTAGAACGAGAAGAATTATAAGAATTAATAGCAGAAGATGCGCCTTGAACAGCAGCAGCACCAGAATTACCAACAGGAATACCAGCACCACCCGGAGAAGAAGCACCACCTTGACTATAAGCCAACATAGGATTAATACCAGCAAGGCGCATATCTTTAACACCACGCTGCCAAGAAGTCGAAGACATTTCACGCTGAAAATCCATCTGACGCTGAGCAATCTCAAGATTAGTACGATTGGCAGATTCCTGACCAAAATAACCAGCAGCACCACCAATAAGACCAGAGGCAATATCACCAACAACAGGCAAGTCAAGCCAAGACATAAAAATCCTTAAAAATGATCAACAAGACCAGGAACACTATACAAAGGCATTTGACGGGTCATACGACAACGGAAAAGAGCATCCATCAAAAATTGATTACCTGCGTAATCAGGATCATCAACAGCAATAACACGATTAACGGGAGGATTATCCTCAATAAAAGTTTCAGATAAAGTAGGCAAGGCGCCAAAATCTTGAGACAAATGCCAAATATCTAAAGTGCCACCGGGAGCGGTAGAACGAAAAGTACCACAAATACGGGAAGGTTTGTAACGATACTCGGCCCAGCGTTCTTGGTAACCAAAAACGCCATCATCCGTGACACCGCCGGTGACATATATCTCCTTATTCAACACAGCTTGCTCACCAAGGTGAGATAAAACGGGCATATAAAAATCATAACGAGTCAATCGTGACCACATTCTATGCAAACCTTGCTGATAAGTTAAATCAGCGCGGACATGAACCACACCAATAATCATACCATGCTCAACCGAAGCATAACTAAAAGTATGACCAGCACCAACAACAGTACCGACAGCAGACAAATTAGCCAAAGGAGTAGACTCGTCAACTGAAGCAGAAGTTTGAGCAACAGGAGAAATAGTAACACGAGAAGAACCACCACCAATATATTCAGGACGTTGAAGCCTAAAATCGGGAGAAGTAGTACCCCAATGAGAACGAAGAATCTCGGTATAACGAGTACCGCCTCGAGCATCACGCTCTAAAAGGCGTTGAACTTGGAAAGCAAAACGAATTTCATTAATAGTGGCAGCAGTAGCTTGAGAAAGATCAGCAAATAAACCAGTAGTGATAGCACCGGGAGCGCCATAATCGAGCTGAGAAAGACCGCCAGAATAAAAACTAAGACCAATAGCAGGAGGATTACCAGGCTCAAAAGAGGCATAAAGATTACGAGTAGTACCTTCAGTCTGATAAGCACGCATTTGAATTGGATTACCATTAGAGACTACAGGAGCTTCAGAACCCAAAGGTAAAGAAACAGGATCACCTTTTTGAGTCCAAGGTAAACAAGAAGTAAAATAATCTTTACGCTTACCACGACGGAGCAAAACATAATCAGCGGGATCATCAGGACCATCATCAGTATCAACAACTACAGAATCTTGCAAATTTTCATCACGGAACCATTCATTCCAGATCAAATTATAAGCACGAAGGAAAAGAGCAGAATGAGAAACAGTATCAGTCACAATAACCTGACCGTCAGTGGGCAAACCCATATAGTCTTGAAGAGAATTGATCGGATAACCACCTTCAGGCGAAACCATCTGCGGAATAGTAAAATCAATAGGATCGTCAGGATTATCCTGAGCACCCTGAAATTTCTCCCAATAGTCCA